CTATAGTCCTCCGTTTGGATTGAACAGCTGAAAGGTACGGTTCTCGCCTTCCTGCGTTGATACATCGCGGAATGTTGTCACATACCACTCGATCCATTCGTTGGCCTGCTTCATCGTCCAGTTCCAGTTAACCTTGTTCAGTTCCTGGACAAACCGTTGCGTGGTTACGGTCTTCCGGCCATTTGGTTCCTGATGTATCGAAGCATGCCAGGCTATTTCAATATCGCTGCGTCTTGGCATCATCACGCCCTCTCTTGAATACCGGATAAAAACACAGTATAAATACTGTATATCTATCCAGTAAAGGGGTAATGCGCAATGTTCGTGGAACTCGTTTATGACAAAAGGAATTTTGATGGTCTGCCAGATGCAAAAGATATCATTCTGGGCGAATTGACCAAGAGGGTTCGCAGGATTTTACCCAATGCTGATGTTCGGGTTAAACCGATGATGACACTGCCATCGAACAACACTGACGCCAGCAAGCATGAGAAGGAACAGATAAGCCGTGCTGTTCAGGAAATGTTTGAAGAAGCTGATATGTGGCTGGTTTCAGATTAAACGCCTTGAACTGTCATATTGCTTAAGTACAGACCGTCGAGACTGGCCATCATTCAATACTTGCACTATTGTAGCGCCCGCCAGTCAGCATACATACTTGATGTTGCATTTATCACCAATCGTATATGCGCTTTTGTGCCCACACGAAGCCTTGCAAACCGATGCCAAGCTTTGTGTGTCCCGTTTTGGTCTCATGCCAAAAATCTACCTTTCCTTGCTTCTGGTGAGGTGACTTCATGTTTCTCCAGCACAATCATAAAATTAGACACAGAGCCATGTTATGTTAATATATTCTTCTCAATGATAAATTGTTTTACAGGTAAGTAATGGGAATTATTAGCTCAACCAATAAAACAAAGTCCGCATTCTATGAGCCATCTGTCGATGGGCTCAGAGCATTAGCGGTTATAATAGTTATTCTTTTTCATGCAGGCTTTAAATGGATGCCTGGAGGATACGTTGGCGTAGATGTATTTTTTGTTATCTCTGGTTATCTAATAACAGGTATTTTATACTCAAGTAATTTAAAAAACACATATTCGTATAAAACATTTATACTATCAAGAATATCAAGACTATACCCTGCGTTAATATCGACTCTTATTCTAACATTAATTCTTGGCTTTTTGATATTTAGTCCAAGCGATTTAGAAAGACTCGGCAAAACAATGGTTTATACATTATTGTCCGCGTCAAACTTTTTCTTCATGAATGGTTCCGGGTATTTTGACCAGTCATCTGAAACAAACCCACTACTTCATACATGGTCTCTTGCTGTTGAGCAACAATTTTATTTCTTGTGGCCTTTAATAATTCTTGCGGGTTTTAAACTAGGAAAAAACAAGTTAAAATTACTTATATTTTTGATCGGTGTTTTATCCCTAGTCTTATCGCAACTAACAATTAACTCATTCCCTACAGCAAATTATTACATGCCATGGTTTAGGGCTTTTGAATTTGCTTTTGGAGGAATAATTTTCTTCATAGAAAAACCAAAAAGGAAAAGTTATTTAAACGATATATTATTTGTAGTTGGAATCACCCTCATATTATATAGTGCATTTAGTTTCGGTAAGTCAACTGCGTTCCCTGGATTCAATGCTATGATCCCAGTTATTGGCGCATGTCTTTCTATACGATATGGTGAAAAATCAAATATAGGATTTATTCTATCCAATAAATTAATGGTTGGTATAGGTGTAATATCATATTCTGTTTACCTTATTCACTGGCCGTTAATGGTGTTTTATAAATATTATGTATTCCGTGATATCTCTACGTATGAAATGGTGTTTATATCCGTAATTCCATTTATTTTAGCTATCCCAAACTATAAATATATAGAGAACAAATTCAGGAGAATTAACCTTAAATCTTTAAATAAAATATCATTTTTGTTTTTTGCAATGTCTATTATGACTATGTGCATTTCTGTATCTTACTTTTACTTTAATGGACTTCCTTTTAGGGTTAATGATTATTTTAAAGAGAAAATTTCTAAATCTGCAGACTTCCATACACAACAGTATGGAGGTGCAGGTTATAAAGATATAGGTGTCTACGATCTTGGTGATAAGGAAAAGTCGAAATACTCTGCCATATTGATAGGCGATAGCTTTGCTCGTCAATATGCTAGCGCGATTGACAAAAATCCTTATGGCATGAAATTAATAACATCACTTAAAGATGGTTGTTATTTTTCAATAAGAATGACCGAGTTTAATGGCGGTGCTAGAGATGATGATTGCCCAACACATTTGATGACGGCTTTGGACATATCAAGAGATCAAAACCTTCCAGTAATTTTATCTATGCGCTGGTATGGATACAAATATATGATTGGCCCTAAAGGTGGTAGCCCAAAAACATTTATTTCTGATAAAGAATATATTGATGAAGTTGTAAGTAATGTAAAGGAAATAGCTAATGCATTTAACGGAGTCAAGATTGTAGTGATAGGTTCAACGCCAGGAGTTGAAGGGGTTGGAGGTATTGAATCATGCGTTTCTAGACCTGATTACCTTCCTTTAGTATGTGCAAATAATCTTGTTACTAAGGAAAAGGATAACATTAATAAAAAAATAAATGAATCACTTAAAATAGAGTTATCAAAATCAAAAAACATATTATTCATTGATCCATATGACTACATGTGCAGTAACGGAGAATGTGCAACCATGTCTCATGATTATAAATATCTTTATTCAGACAACACCCACTTATCTAAAGATGGGGCTTATGCGCTATGGTCATCAATTGGTAAAAATATAAGTGAGTATATAAAATAAAAACCACTTTATTGACTGCACCCCAAAAGTTGGACACCCAACTGAGTTGGGTGCAGTTTTTTATTATGAAGCCAAAGTTCCGGCAACCTTCCACACTCCACCACCTACATGTATCCATTTATATGGATTTCCTGCAGATGGCGAAGCCAGCTCCCACCTTGCTCCATTGCCATATTGAGTGACACTCGCATCTGGAGGGTTATCACCATAGACATGAGCAATCCCATTTACTAGATAGCCAGTCGCGGTCCATAGCTCAGTTCCCCACACGGAGTATTCTCCACCCTCGCTTACATAATTAAATACAGAAAAACTCCCCCCCCATTTAACTCTTGATGCTGGAGGCATATAGCATGAAATTAAATTAAGAGTTGTACCACCAACTTGGTAGTATTTACTAGTGTGTGAACCTTCAAATTCAGAAAGTGAAGAATTGTTAAATGATACATTTGACTGCGTTATTATTATAGCCTCAGCGCCACCATCTTTTACACCAACAGCCCTGAATCCATTAGCTACTATAAAAGATTGATTGACCTCAAATATACTACCAGTTACATTCTCTACCGCACACCCATTTAATGTAATCCCAGCACATGACAGGAAAACATATGCAGTTCCATTAACCCTCTCAGGAACGCAGCATGTTAATGTGCTATATGTTACGTTATTCATTTTTATGGCGTGGCGAGAGCAGTCTCTAACATAGAGATTATTTATATTAAATGATGTTCCTGCGGTTGCAACAACATATCCATCCTGAACATCATGCAACATAAAATTAGATACATTCTGCAACCAACTATCACTGGTATAATACCCTGTCATTCCTCTATAACCATATACATCTTCAATTCGTGTATTGTAACTAATAGCGCTATATATAATATATTCAGACTTTCCTGTTGCAGTGCATTTTAGACTCAACCCAATTATTCTTGTGCTTCTTGTTTGTGTTCCGCTTAAATCACCAGCAGTGTCACTATCCATGTCTACCGCAGCGATAAAGTCTTTGGAAAAACTGTGCGCCACACCCTGCCACATGCGATCCGGAACTGTTTTAATATCGTTACCTGTTTTGATTAATCCACAGGAATCCATACCACAGCCCTCCAGCGTGACACGTGGAGGCACGATAGCGCCATACTTAATATCGTAAAATCCATTGAGCCTGAGCGTACCTCCTTCATATAGCAGGCATGCAGTCAGCCGTTCAAAAGCATCACTGTTTTGCTCAGCCGTTCTGGAGGTCATCATTCCACCGTTCTCTACCGGGATATCAATATGGCTTCCCGTTCGCTTCCAGCGTTTTCCTCCTGCCGTTACAAAGATATTTACTCCATCGTCAGCCTCTGAACTGGAAAAGGCTATAAACGTTCCTCCACCAAGACCTGGTGTATCAGGGTAATATCCGCGAACTGTTATATTTTGATTTGTGAATGAAGGCTCAATAGTTCTTAGTGTCGCAATGTCAGGACAGATACCGATATATTTTTCACCATCTAAGCTGAGTAGATCTCCACGCAATGAAGCATCACCCACGCTAACCCACGCACCTAATCCAATCCCACCTGTCGTTTCTGGCGTAGAGCCAGCAGGAACGGTTTTAGGTAATACACCATCCCAACGGTAATACTCGCCAGAGGTTTCGTCGTGCAATGCCTGATTAGTCAAGGTTATCTCTGCGCCAACCTGAAATGATTTTATTAGTATCCAACCCATTTTTGACAATGATTCTTTGTACTTTGACTCCATACCATGCCAAGTAAGACGTGGATTACCAAAACGATCAGGCCATAACTCATTGGATTGATCATTAGAAAGATGATCGAAGTTCTGGGCGTTATCGTACAAATCTTTTGCAGCAGAAGACCCCAGCGGATTGCCAGTATTATAAGTCGTCATATTTGCCTCATAAGAGAAAAACCCGCCGTAGCGGGTAATATTGATGTTTGGATTAAGCTACATTGCCGGGGTAGGTAGCGTTATCGTACTGATAGAAAGTGTCGCGATACTCTTTTGCCGTTACCTGACATGTTCCATCAGATTGCGGTGCTATCTCTGAAATTAATGCGCTATATCCAACACGGGATGACTCGCAGAAAATCAGACGAGGCGATTCAATGGATGGGGCGTTTAGCATGATATTGCTGAATTTTGCTTGTTCTATTACTGATAGAACATATTCATTTACCCTTGTAGCTGCCAGCAAATCCGAAGCAGAACCATCCTGATAGCGTATCAATGCACGTGGGTTGTTGAATGTCCAGTCAAGTGGTTCTGATACTGTAATAGTCGTTACGCCATCACTTGTACTCATATCCTCAATCAACGTGCTTATTGTTTTGCTACCAGGAATATCATCCGTGAATACTACCCTGTCGCCAACGTTATAACAGAGAGCATCCATTTCCGTTGTTGTGGTATGAGTCAAACGTTGCTGAAGGTACTTCATCAGACGTCGCATACCTATCTGATAAGCACGGTCCTGGTCAAGAACACCATCAAGCGTATAGTCCTCAATCTTTACCGGAGTTGGGTTATCTGATGTTCTGCACTGCACCGTCTCTTCAGCCCATGTAGTGCCGTTGATATATGTAACATCCACACCATCATAGTCATCTGCTGACGGAGCAACGAAAGCAGTCTGAAGCGGATCAGTCATCTCCTGTGGGCTGATTATTCCAGTCCACGTTTTCACACCTTCCCTTGCTACAGATGCCAGACCATCGGTAAGAAGGAAGTAACTTTTTCCTGCATTTGTCACCTTCTGAAGCATCTCCAGCGCAGAAACAGAATCCGTAGTGGCATAGTCAAAGAATTCACTGCCAGGGGTCCAGTAAGTAGTTTCTAGTGAGTCAATAGCTTCACGGTCCATCGCTAGCCCCAACTCATTACCTATATGATACAGAGCACCAGAAATGCTCCTTGACACACCAGAATCATAAACTCGCGTGGCTACAACGTTTACGCGGCGATCTGACTGCGCTGCCAGTTTACCGCCAGTTTCCACAGTAACCGCAATTGTGGGGACGCCAGTATACGATGCTGGCCGTGACAACAAACGTCCTCGCAATGACTGCCAGTACATGTTATCGCGACTGTTATTCTGTCCCTGCTCGTTCGTGCGGCGAGCTCTCACCTCTACTAGCGCAGGCGTATCCAGCGTGATTCTTTCGGTAAATCCCAGTCCGTTAATGTTCTGGAGGTAGTACGATCCGGTTTTACTTATCCACCCGACGCCTGAACCATATGGCCGGTACTGAATCTCCCACTTTACCTCACGGTATTGTTTGTTCCCTTTTTTGTTATACCCACAAATCCCGTTTGGGAAGAAGAAGTTTACTTCGAACATATCAACAACTTCATTTTCTGGGCACGCCAGAAAAGGTCCCATCCAACTATCGTTCTCATTTAAACCGTTGGCTTCAAAATCAAGAACTGTGCGCGGTGAAAATCCAGGCCATGACGGATCAACGCTGCCATCAATAACCCGCTCCAGAGTTACAGAGCTACCATCTATATCAAGAATCTTATATTCGCTTCCGGAATGGGAAACAGATAGCCTGACATAACCTTCAGGAATCCCGGTGAACGGAGTTCCAGTGGCGCTATCGTAAGCGAGGGTTATTGATGCGGTAATCACATCTTCGCCGACTGGCTCAGAGTGAGGTATAAAATCAGCAATGAATAGTTGGTAATCAATGCTGTTGTACCAGAGAGTTACAGGCATCCCAACATAAGGAGCTATTTCCTCCAGCGTGTCACTGGTAATTCTGCTGTAAGCACCATCATTAGTTACCACATAGGAATCAGGAACAATTAACTCAACAATTGCACCAACAGTCCATGTATCTGGAAGATCATTTGTTGTTTCATCTCCATCATCCGTGCTCAGCCCATTAAATGTTATTGTTGGTCCGGAAACGGTTAGCGAATTAGCAACAACATCTTCCGTGTCCGGCGCGGTTTGCGCCATATCAAGACCAGAACCAGATGCGGTTCCCCCAACCTCTGTGGAATTGAACCAGTTTTCTGATCGTTGATCTCCACTAACGCTTTGCCCGGGTTGATACACTGTGTAGTTAAACCCATCACCAAGAGAAGCAATTGGAGTTGACCCTACACGAATATCGCCATCCCCAAATGAAAAACGCCCTCTCCCCATAACAACAAACATTTCAACTGTCATTACCGTTGGATCATCAACTGAGAATCTTGTTACAGGCTGCACTGCATAGTCAGGATAAATACGGCTTCGTCCAAATAACTCACGTATCGGGTCGCCCAATTTTGCGTTATTCGCTTTAGCAGGATTTACATCAAGAGGGTTTCCCGTTCCTGATGAATAACCGCCAAGGTCACCAACACCAGGAGCAAAGAAAAGAGCATACGCGACTGATGCAACTGATACAGCAACGGCAATCCAGGCAAGAGCTACAGCGCCATAAGGGACAGGGTAAATTCTGACATCACTGTCTGATTTGATAGCAAATTCAAACCATGCCTGAGGCGGTATGTTCTCTCCATCAACATCAACGGTGATCGGGTGCTTCATATCAGGCTTATAGCCCTGAACGTTCTTCGCAAGCCACTGATGGATAGTTACTGCGCCATGTTCATGAGTTTCGAGTGGCTCGCCAGGCAGCCGTGAAGGATAAATTCTGATAGTCACTTCCAGAACTCCACTTTGACAAAACGACGTTTGAAACGCGAGACAGGAAGGAAGGTAACGTTCACTCCTGGGTTGCACTCTGCGACATGCAATTGGCCGTTAATTTCAACGACTACACCAACATGAGTAACGGTTGACCCGGAATAACAGGCGGCACCGGCACCTATACACGGCGCGCATTTTTCCAGAGAAAGCATGAGCTTTCTGGCCTCTCGGTTTAAACCTCCGCCGTCTTTTGTTATACCTGAAAAATCTGGCCACAGTGGTAGCCCCAGGTCTTTTCGTACCTCGTTCACTATGCCGAAGCAGTCAAGTTCAGGATAAGTGCGACCGCCCTTCTGCCATATGACAGAAAGGTATTTATCAGGATTGAACATTGTTGCTCCTTAACTCATGTAACGAAGGCCGGGGTAATACGGGAGGGTGTATCGGTGGCGCGGCCATGCGGTATCAAGAACGTTCATATATCCGGCAGTAATCTGCGCCTGCATGGATGTCCATGACCCGCTTTTAATCGCCAGCGTGTACGGTACAGATGCCGGAGCACTGAGGTCCGTGGAGACATAGTTACGATATGTCAGCGATGCCTCTGAAAGGTTATCCAGAGCATTCCGTATGGCGGTGGAAGTAATCCCGTCTATGTTATCAATGGCAAACTGCAAATCTTGTGTACCATCGCTGTTTCTTGCTGGAAGGGCAATATCAATAGCCGCAGCCTGAAAGGTTACCACCACGCCACTTTCGGTTGTTGCGGTGATGTCATCGAAGCCTTTACAAAGATAATAAACACCAGTACCGATGTTTATTTGCAGGGTTTCGATGATCACCTCTTCCCCGGATGAGGCATACAGCCTATTTAGAATCGTCATGGCTCAGGCCACTCCCTGTTAAGCGCAATATCAATGATGCTGCTGTTGATAATGTAATCAGGAAAATCAGCCCAGCCAGGAGCCAGAACAGGCCTTTCCCACAATTCCAACGTGGCCGTGTAGCGCCAGTAGTTTCCGCCTTCAATTGTCGGCCCCTCATAGATATCCACGAAACGACAGACATAAACATCAACAACGCCTAACGGAGATCGAAGAGGCATGTTAAACCAGTCAGCGCCATCCTTAATGGTGTCCCTGAACCATACCTCAAATAGTTGAGCTTCCGGATCCGTAAGCAGCCATGCAACCGAGGCCTGAGTTGGCGTTGAAGTATATAATCTCCTCTGCCTCGCCCTGCCGGATGTGAGTTCGGTTCTCAGTAATGGGCTAACTGGCTTTAACCCGAACCCTTCCTGCAATGGAACAGGAAGGTAATCATTCGGATAGTTAATGCTGGTCGTTTTAGCCATTAACCAGTTCTCCTGTTAGTGTTCCAGCGCATCATTGCTTTCGAAATGTCACCTTTCCCACTGGCAAGGTCGCTGGCTGCCTGTTGATATCCAAGTTTTGCCCCCTCTGCCATGGCTTGCTTCATCATGGAGATCTGAGTATCAGACGGATCACCGTTAACATTCATGTTAATAACGGGAGAGAAGCTTGCTCCGCTGGTTGATTGTTGATTTACTCTGTCCAGTGTTTCATCAAGCTTTGCTGACGTCTGAGAGGTCACAACTCGCTCACCTTTCTGGAGCAACCATGTTCCTGTTTCCGGGACGCTATCAATACCATCGTGCGCCATACCTGCCAGGGCAGAAGTACCAACTGCTGCAACAAGTGGTGCAGTTACTGCCGCAGCTGTTGCCATCGCTGCAGGTGCAAGCGCGGGACCAACGATAGGAATTGCCGCTGTCGATGCGTATGCTGCGATTTGAGCCTGCAAAGATGATGCCTGTGCGTTTGCCAGCATTGATGCCGCTGCGCTTGCCTGAGTGGATTTACCTACCAGCAATTGCACTGCCTGATATACCAGCCATTGCGCCGCCATATCAGAAAGGGTTTTAATGATTGTTTCACCAAGACCAGAGAAAATATTACTGAAGAAATCACCTAAATCTTCTGCACCGTGCACAAGGTCATTAAGGTTGTCAGAAATAACCGAGGTTGCTCCACCAAGAATAGAAGTCATCGCATCTGCAGCAGTCTGGTAATAATCAGCTGATTTATCAGCATAATCATTCAACGAGTCCATTATCCCGCTTTGCCAGTCGCCCATCTGAGCATCAGACTTTTTGTAGTAGTCCTCCTGAATATCAAGACGGTCATCAAGCGCCTGCTGTAACGCTGCCGTTTCCTGGTCATAAAGCGATTTGCTTATATCACCACTTTGGTACTGTTTCTGTAGATCTTGCTGCCTGTCGAGAAAACTACGATGGATATCCAGCAATTCCTTCATGCGCTGGCGAGTCTTGTCTCCCATACCTGCGCCGATAAAATCAGAATCATTAGCTGCCTGGTCATTCTGATTTTGCTTACGTAAATTAGCGGTAAATTCGACAAGTTTCAGATTTTCTTCGTTGGCTTTTTTAAGTGAGTTGAGGCGATCTATCTCAGTAGCAAGTTGCTCAAGTCGCTCTTTCTGAGCTGCATTAATTCCTGTTAATTTCCCAGATGTAAAATCAAAACGCAGCTTCTCAAGCTCGGTTAGAGGCCAAACAGATATCGGAATGGAACGCTGGCATAAACCAGCACAACGAAGTACGCCAGCAATGATATAGCGGGGCGATGTCTTGCCCCTTCACGCTGGTAGAACATCAGGACAAGGACAATGACTGCACAAATACCTGCATTCACCATCGCTGACGGATCACTTGTTACCATTGCTGGCCCCTCCTCCACGGAATCGCGAAAGAATACTGAACAGGCTTCCCAAATCCTGACTGTTGAAAAATGTGAGCACTTTGATTGTCATCGCCGCCACTACAACAGCACCAAGTGCGTCTAATGGTCTGTCACTATACCCGGTAGCCTGTGACAACTTTGAACCAACCAGGCCAGCAGCAAGAACGCCAACAATGAATGACGTCATGAAGTAAGCAATCAATCGTACTCGTGTGATATTTGCCGCTGTCGCTACATAAAATACTGCACCAGCGAATGCGCCAAATACCACGCCATAATCAATACCGGTTGCAAGACCAAATACGCTGGCTCCCATCAGGCCACCAGCCGCAACCGTAGTGCCAGAAACAGGATCGGACATTAAGCCCCCTCTTATTGCTGTGAGTCCTCTCAAAACGAGGGGATAAAAAAAGCCACTTTAATGTGGCTTATGTTTTTGAATAAATTTTGAAAATTAGTCATTAAGATATTTATTAGCGTCTGATATAAAACCAGAATATCTTCCTGTCCAGCCCATAGAATTCTCCATAGTGGATATATGTTTCTTTATTATTGTGGAAAGATAAGTGTGAATATCATTTATTGATTTCTTAAAGGCACACCCTTTTTCGTCTTCAAGTATTGATATCAGCAAACTTACTTTATATTTTTCTAGTTCAAGTAATGCATCCGACATTTTCTTTTCAATATCAGGACGTGTAAAGCTGTAACCAATGCGGCCTTCTCTAAGCCATTCGGTATGCAACTCATGAACTTTTGTGAGCTGGTAAGCATATTCACTGACATTAATTCTTACATGGGCAGCATAGTTTCTCTTGTCTTCCCTGCTTTGCTGATATCTAACCGATTCGTTATTTTGGCGTATAACATATAAAGAGATGAGAGCAGGAACCAAACCGCTTATAAAAGCAGCTATAATAGTTTCCCATGAAAATGAGGAGTCTACTGAAACTGTCGCAATTTTATCAATACTTATCGTGTCTGCTACACGTTCTTTCACATAAAGAAATGGTATGCCTAACCACATATTGAGACCTTTATTATTTAAAAAGGCCATCATAACAAAAACCCGCACAATGGCGGGTTTCTTTTTTGTTCTGTTGCTCAGTTCGCTTTAACGTCCCGAGCCTACCACAATTTAAGCACTTTCTTGCTCACCCTGCAACTTAAATCTGTCGCTATTTGTGCCGAATGCGTCACAAACTGGAGCGTACAGGATCGATTCTGCCAGACTTAGCCAAGTGTCAATGCGTCGACGACAGGTAATCAGCGGCCAGTCAGAATGTTTAGCCTGCAATTCATTGGCCATCTGCAACTTGCTTTTACGTAGGCGATGGCGATCGACAATCACGCTATAGAGCGATCGGTAGTCATCATTCATCAGTACAGAAGCAATCACACCGTCCACTAACAGCCCTTCTTCGTCTGAACAGAACGCCAGGCCGCTTTTATTTTTGCTGTTGAGGATTTCACGCAGGTACACTTCAAGTTCTGGTTTGCTGATACCCGCTTTCTTCATCCGGCGTAGCGCTTCGTTAATTGCCGTTTTGGTGATTTTCCCGGATGCCAGAAGCTGGTTAAACATGTTCCCACCACTACCACCGCCGATATAAGACCAGCGGCCCCACATGCGCAACTTACCCTGTATCCAGATGCTTTCCAGAGTACGAAGACGAACCATTTCACCAGATTTACCAACTTCAGAAGGATTAATCATTTAGCGTTCTCCACTTACGCCAGTACGCCGATTGCCAGCGCACGATCTATAACCCGAAACACCAGGACCAGCTGGTCACCGTATTTCGCTTCAAATGCCACAGGATCAGCATGCAACTCGTCGTGATGCTCTCTGCACAGAGGAATCACAAACAGGTCGTGTGCCTTTGTACCCATTCCACCCTGCCCGTGGCCAATCAGATGGTGGGGGTCGTCAGCTTGCTTGTTACAGCAGACACACGGCTGGGACTTAACCCATCTCGTGTATTTCTCATTTACCCAGCGACGACGCTTGGGTTTAAGCATGAAGGATTCCGGCGTCTCCGGGTCTACCTTCATTGCCACTATCTTTTTCGCTTTCTCCTGTACCAGTTGTTGAGCGGGTAATGTCGGAACAATATCGCTTTCACGTGTTACCGACTGGTTAGTCTCTTCCTTCAGACGAAGGGCTTTATAGGCTACGGCTTCAGGTATCTCGTCAGCCAGGTCGTTCCTTACCATCCACCAGCAAAACTCCGGCAGCGTAAGAACGTGGTCTTCATTGAAGCCTAATTGACCGTTTACGACCTTCAGAAGCCAGGATACCAGGTTTTGGCGGGCAATACCCGCCAGACCTTCAGTGAACTGCTCACGAATTTTTAAGTCACAGCCCCAGCACGTGCGGATTGAGCCAGGCGCATGTCGGGTGATGGTGTAGTTGCGATCGTGCCACTCGCTATGTGGGTACTGACATTCCAGTTTTCTTTCGAGCCATGCATCCAATGAATTGAGGCCACCAGCACGATGTATTACCTTCTGATTTTCGAAGACATCACGCATTAGCGGATCGTTCTGAAGCTCCTGAGTAGTCTCAGGCAGCATACCAGAAGGTAACTCAGCCATTGACTCTGCCTGTGGCTCTATAAGGACACGTCCACGTCTGAACAGATGCATCAGTTCACTGCCTGGGCGAAATATCACTACCCCGGTCATGGGTGCCACTTCAGGTGTCAGTAGTACCCTCACGCTATCTGCCCCTTAGCAATATGCTCTGCCCACAGGCCACCAATCCAGCGAACACCCTTGGCGGTGAAGCGGGACTGATTGAATGCGTAATTTGTCTGGTTTGTCGTGCCCGTCTTCACCTCGAAGCGCCCTGCTTCGATATGTTTGCTCTTTGGTGTGAGAACACGGTTAAGCCGGTACATGATGCCGTTCTCAATCAGGAACATCGCAAACTCTGGCTCTTTGGCATTAAGCAGCTTTGCAACCTGTCGGAATGTCATTGAACCAGTCGCCGTCACATAACGATCGACGAACTCAGCTTTCGGCGCGGCTACTGCCAGTTCTTCACTCAGGCGCTGTTTCTGTTCTGCCAGATCAGCAGCAAGGCGCAGGGCCTCGGGAAGTGACCGGGGGACAATCATTCCACCGTTGCTCTCCAGTTCCTGCCAGCGGTCAACAAGTCGGGCGGTAAACTCCGGCGATAACTGGGCAACGATCACATAGCTGTCTCGTTTGTTCACTTCGTAGTGATGGTAGGTCTGCCCGTTCTGGGGATGGGTGTACTGCAATGCAGCATACCCTCCAATCACACCGGAATTCATAAGGCGCTCTATCGTTACGCAGACATTGCTATGCCGGGAATCAACCAGTTTCGCAATCTCACGGCTGGACATAGTGATCTGCTGCCCTACCGTTGCTGCATGATGGGTCGGACACGTTACTGTTATGCTCATCTGTTGCATGCTCTGTCTCCACTTATCAGGCGGCTGCACCCGCCACGGTTTCAAATCGGCTGATCGTTATCTCTACCCTTCCAGGCTTTACTACAGGCCCCCATTCGATTGCCATCCGTTTAACCTGACTGTCGTCTTCCCAGACTCTGGCATTCGTCAGTGCGTCGAACAGCGCTTTGTTGTAATTGTCCAGATCCCGCCGTCTGTTATCTGGCGGGAAAAGAACTATGTTTACCTCAACGTTGACGTTAACTGGTTTAGGTATACCGCCGTACTGCTCAACAACAGATGCGTAAACGTTCTTCTTGAATTTCCTACCCATCTCACTGATCAGATGCTTACCCTTTAACGCTCCACGGTCAGGTGACCGGTAATAGGTGTTAACTGTTGGCGGGAATGGCAGCGTTAATTTCATTGCTGAACACCCCTCGCTTCCAGCCATGACAAGGCGCGTTCTCTTGAATCACTCTCACCGTTAATGAGTGACTTGATGATCGATATCGCGTCTGCCTCATCATTTCCTGAAATAACGGTGATCCCCCTGGAAACTCCAGGTGCTACTGAGATATATCCCTTCTTCGCTATATAACCCGTTGAGTTTCTGGCTCCCACCGGATAACCCTGACTGGGACGCCGTAGCTGTCTTTGAACCGTCTGTTGAGTGCTCGCATTCGACCTTCTCCACCTGGCCGTTGAAATCACCTACAACCCAATCGGCAAACTGGTAGCAGACAGGCTCAAAGCATCCGGATACCATTACCCCATACACGAACTGCGCCGGACCTTTTCCACCCGGCATAGGTCGAGCAATAAGTTGCGACCTGCGGTACTGTGTTGTTACACTGTTCATGCGTTAGTTTCTCCACTGAATACGACACGCCACGACGCCAGGAGCTGCACACTCGCTGGCGTCACTTCTTTTGACGGCGGCTGAATAAGGCCACAATCGCGCGGATCTCTTCTTCACGTGCTGCCAAATGACGGCGGTGATGTTCCTGAATCTCTTCGGCTTCATGCTTTTCAATCACTCCATCCTCAAGCGCCTTCTGGATAATCTGATCAACCTGACCTCTTGCAGCTGCTGTACGCATTGCTCGACTGAACAAGTCAACACGGTCAAGATCTTCCAGGCTTGGTACATCCACCAGCAGCGCACCGCGACGCTTAGCAAAGTAGTCAGCAACGAATGACGTGTTGGAAATGTCTTCCATCGCTTCCAACTCGGTGACTTCAAAGAAACGACAACCGTTTTTCTCGTAAAGGTTGTTGTTGAATTGGGTTTCTGACATGCCCAACGCACCAGCCATAGCTTGACGGCCTCCTGGGTACGCCTTACACATCGCTTTCACTACTTCTTTCAAAGTTTGCTCTACCATCTTGTTTTTCCTTTGGTAGTTATGTTTAAGCTGCTGTGTCTGTAGACTTTTGGTAAAGGCTGGCATCGTATTTAAGCTTGCCTTTAGTGATACGTTCGATAACAAAAGCTTGCTTCTGAGGGATCACATCACCCCATCTGCACACTGCAGGATGGGAAATTCCCAAAACACTCGCGGTTTTTGATACCCCTCCGAAGTGTTCTATGACGTCAGTTTTAAGCATGGTTCCTCCTGGTTAACTCACGCCTTAAAGGTAACAAAAGGTACATTAAATAGCAAACAACAGTTACAAGGAATCAATGTAACATTGGTTACATGAAAACAGAGATGAAAGACCGAATAAGATCCCGGCGAGTCCAGCTCGATATAACTCAGCAGACCCTGGCTAAACGCCTTGGGGTGAGTAGAGTGTCCGTTACCAAATGGGAGAACGGTACAACTAAGCCTGACGGAGAAAACCTTCACCAACTAGCGATGGCTTTACAGACCACTCCTGAATGGATTCTTTACGGCAAGGGTGATGAGACTCAAGATGACACCAAAGTTATCCCATACCTGAAGCCACCTACCGCCGTTCCTATTATCTCTGCTGTTCAGGCCGGGGTATGGACTGATACCTATGCATGCTCAAGGCTTACTGATGTGATTTCATGGACTCAAACCACAGCAAACGTTTCTGATGAAGTTTTCGGATTGGTGGTTCGTGGTGAGTCAATGACTAACCCACATGGACTTCCATCAATTCCGGAGGGCTCAATCGTTATTGTTGAGCCACATTACGGACAACTTGATGACCTGTATGGGAAAATTGTCGTAGCAATACTTGATGGTTCAGCAGAAGCGACTGTGAAGAAACTTGTTTGGGATAGCCCTTACTCATATCTCATGCCGCTTAATCCCGCCTTTAAGCCGATCCCCATTGATGGCAATTGCCGCATTGTAGGAAAAGTTGTTCAGATAACGCAGAACATCTAAGTAACTCATTTCTAATGCCAGATATCATTCTGGCATTTTTTTCGCCTTCAAGGTAACAAAAAGTACATTAACTTACTTGACCGTCATGGTAACTAAAGGTACATTTAAAACACACCAGACGAACCCATAGTTACATTCATCTGGTGATGCCTCGGTATCCTGTAATGGCTGTCACTCCCCGCACTTTGTGGCAGCCATCTTTTTAGGGAGCATAAGGCGGTCGCGGTAAGCATCTCGCAGGGTTCTTACCGGGACTGGAAGAGTTACCACTTGGAGACGGTCCTTTTAAATGTCCTGGACAGTGGCGCTTTGGTCGCGATAACAACCACTCCAGTTGATCCTGGGAGTTATCAGGTCAGTGAGATGCCAGCACTCTCGACGGCAGTGACAGCCGGAAGTAGACGGCGCAGCCCAGACGATATCTGAGTGGCTATAAAAACAGATGGACGTCGGTGGAATCCCGACAAATGGGTTTCATGTACCGAATGAACACATGATGACGCGGGGAAAGAACCGTGACAGGAGGGAAGTAGACCCCGCGAACACAACAGGTAAGAGCATTTGTATGTTGGCTGTGATTGTTAAGTCTATCGCAACGCCAAGATTGAAAATAATGCAGTGCTCTTACCGTTGTGGCATTAGCTCAGTTGGATAGAGCAACGGCCTTCTAAGCCGTGGGGCGCAGGTTCGAATCCTGCATGCTGCACCAGAATCACGTAGCCAGTGTGGTACCAGGAAGTAAGAAAGCTGTGTGGAGTCTTGGCGGTACCAGTACCAACCTTTGAAGTCCCTGGTACCGCCCTTTTTACTCAACTGAAAGCGCGTTCTGTCCCTTGTCATTAAGTGCCAGGTCGTTAAATCCAAAACCAGCGGAACGCGCTTTCAATTGAGTGGAGAAACTAACCGGCGATTGCAGTCGCCCGTTTCACTAAGTGCCTCTTCATGGGGCATTTACTGAAACGAAACCAAAACTTTTATTCGCCTTTTGGCGAGGGATTCGTGCAACCAAAATTCAGCGGATTTTTCCACTGGAGGACTAATGAACCACCTCGAATTTATTGAGAAGAACGTAAGGGAAATCCTTATTAAACAAGGTTTTTCCTCTTCAGTGGCTCAGGGGGGGCATGGCAAGCACTTGATTTATATAAGCGAATGTCACAAGCCAGTAAAAAAGGCGCGATTTTTGACGATGTGATGAGGCATGCAAAAGCCTGGGCAGATAAGCAGGTTTCAAAGTCCGAAGTCACAAAAAGAAAACGTGCCCAACCTAAAGACCAAGGTGGCCTCTTTTAAGTATCAAGGCCAAAGAATTCAGCGCCGTGCAGGGCGCATAAAACACGGAGAAACTAACCATGACGACCACACAGAATGTCACTGAGTTACAACCACGTATGACCAGAGAGCAACTGATCGATGCAGCGCGTAAAGCCGCCCCTCTCCTTCCGGTTGCTTACCGCGGGATCATGACCGAACTGGCTAACCGTCTTGATATCGTCAGCGTGGCGCTTTGCGAGTCAATGGAACAGCGTAAAGCACTGGCCATCGAGAACACCGTTTTACGAGACGATGTTAATTGTTGGGCCAAAGAGTGCGACCGCATCGTTGAACGTCATACCAAATCGCCGACCAATATGCACATGCTGGAGGCGCAGAGAGAATTACGCGAGCTAACTCCAGTAACCGATCAGGTTATTCGCGATATCCAGGCCACTGGCGTGGAAAAGTACGCAAACGTCACTATTGCCATAGGGAAAGAAGAGCAAGAAGAAAGCATTGTTTACGCTGGTAATCAGGCTCTGTTATTCGCTAACCAACTTCGTGAAGGTACTGCGTAATGGCCGCCAACTCATTCAAACAGATGTCCCGTGACGGGACCATCAAGCGCACCGATACCGGGATGTTTATTAGCCTTGAACATATCCACGTGCGTGAAGGTTTCAACAAGCGTGAAGACGACGAACGCACACGCCAGGCAGATGACGAACTGTTTAACTATCTGATGAACGGCGGTACCGTTCCTCCACTGGAGGTTATCGCACGCGATGAAGGCGGTGTGTGGGTTGTTGAGGGTCACCGCCGTCGCCGTTGCTATGCGCGTTGTGCTGAAGCAGGTAAGCCAGTAGACCGCATTCATATCATGCCTTTCAACGGTAACGATGTGCAGCGTCTGGCTCGCATCATGACCAGTAATAACCAACTCCCCCTTTCCGATATTGAACAGGCTGCTGTTATTCAGGAGCTTCATAATGCTTTCAACCAGACCACCAGCGAGATTGCAAAGCTGGTCAATAAGTCTGTAGCGACCGTTGAGAAGTTGCTCACTCTGAGCACCGCTAATTATGACGTTCAGCAGGAAGTTAAATCTGGTGCCGTATCTGTTGATGTTGCTGTTGACCGCGTTCGCGAGTTTGGCGAACAAGCTGGTGAGGTTCTCCAGCACGATAAAGCCGTAGCCGCCGCCCAGGGAAAAACAAAGGTTACGCGCAGTTCTATCGCGCCTGAACTCAACATTAAAAGTGCTCGCCGTTTTGTGGAGTTAATGGCCATGGCGACGATTAGCGATGAAGGCGTGTTCACTTTGCAAGGCACGGCACTGGCTGAAGCTCTGGCGATCATCGACGAACATAAAACCATTGCTGAAGCTCGCGAAACCTATCGCCTTTCACAGCCAATCCCTACTACAGAAATTATCGGGAAGGTGCTGTATGTGAAGCTGGACGGTAAGGAAATCGGCTCGGCAATAATTTATCGCGGTAAGAACGTCACGCTCGACCTAGGTGATAGAAAAATAATCGCCAGCCAGTCAAAAGCAGTGGCCCACTTCGTTAAACAACACAAACTTCAGCAGGTACATACCAATGCAAACGATCAATAACCGTATGACAGAAACTCAAATTGCTGATCTCTTCAGCCTGGCGGTTCAGTTGCAGGTTAAAGCTGAAGAATCAGATGATCGTGATACTGCAATTTTGGCCTACTCAATTCAAAACGCCTGCTCAAATTTAACGGAATCCCAGCGCGAGTTCCGTGCAGCAGACGCGACTATTCACAATCTGGAACTGAAAATCACAGAGATGGCAGTACAGCTAGCTAACGCCGATAGCAAGTGCAGGGAGCTGGCGGGGGTAGTTGCTGAGAACGCTGATTTAAAATCTCTGATTGAACAACATGCAGCCTCTATCGCTGTATGTCCTAACTGCTCACACGAAGAGCCAAGCGAAACTGACGACATCGTTGCGCTTTATCGCTCAATGGAAACCCCAGCCACCGACGCTTTCCTGGCTGAAGTGCGGACGCAGGGTGTGGAAGGATTCTTGAAGTTTTGCGGTGAGGAAAATTCCGTATTTGTCGAGGCTAAAGCTTACTACCGGTCGCTATCGGATGCGGTTGATGAGTTCGCCGCCCGACTTCGCAAAGGAGCCGCTCTATGAGCAACCGATTCTACATGCTGTGTACACGAGAAACTGTCGGGAACAACGCGTCATTCCACTGCCACAACGGAAACGGGTATAGCTCAAACATCGACCGCGCTCACGTGTATACCCGCGAAGAGGCACAACACAGCTGGGATTTAGGCAGAGAGATTGATCAGCCAGTTTGCGCAGCCAGCGTTGATTCCTTGGCTACCTGGCATGTCGACTGCCAGTACATTCCTGCTGAAAGTGTTATTGAGCCCGGATGCGAGGCCTACGTGGCCTACAAAAAAGGAAGCTGGAACGGCAACGATGTGTACTGGCTGCAACATGGCGGACTTCCAACAGATGACTTCAGTAAGGCATTCATTTTTGTTTCCGCTAACACAGCGGAGCCTGGAATTGTCTGGATTCCTTTTTCCTTGGCTGACAAGGCTAAGCGCCGCACATTCAGCATCAATGAATTTAATCGCCGCACCATGGTACAGGCGGCAGGGCTGGTTATGCCTGAATGGTTGAAAAAACAAAACCGCAGGAAAAAGGCACGAAGTGGCAAGGTCCGCTGGAATTGTCCGCACTGCGGAAAAATCAGTTGGCAGTACAACCCATATGATTTTGATGGTTGCCGCGACTACTCATGCGAAGGATGGAGGCCAAATGACAACTAACAACCACCCGGCGAACGGTCCTGTATCACTCGATCGCCTGCACCAGATACGCGAAATACTCAGCAAAGCAGCAGCACAAAGCGATGGCGGTAATCTCGGCTACGCAATGGCTGATGCTGTGAAGGTGATTGATGGGATGATTTCTCGCGAACTGGTACGCCGTGAACATGCAGCATGGTCACTGGCTACTTTCGGCGATGTCGGTCCAGTTGGTCCGCTAAAGCACCTTTCCAAAGAAGCGCTCGAGGCTGCTGCTGAACCCGGCGACCTTAGCGAATGGGCTGACATGCAATTCCTGTTATGGGATGCGCAACGTCGTGCCGGTATCAGTGACGAGCAGCTTACCCAGGCGATGGTGGAAAAGTTGGCGGTTAACAAACAGCGCGAATGGCCTGAGCCGAAAGACGGTGAGCCAAGGCTACATATCAAGGAATCCGACAACTCGTTTGTGGCTCCGGAGGGGACGGCCTGCAAATACTGCGGCGGTACAGGTTATTTCCGTTGGAAAAAATCCGCAAATACCTTCCCGTGTCCATGTATGGGATGCGATTTGCCAGCAGCACCTCTGCAGGAGGTGAAGTGATGCCGCCAGTTAAAGTGGTTGTTATTACCGTGGTGATGCTAGCGATCTGCCAGTTAGTTTCTATGACGGGATATGGCATATGGTGAGCAAGCTAAAACAGCGTCGCATACGCCGACTGAAAGCCGATGTAGCATGGTGGAAATCTGAAGCTGAGTACTGTAAGGCGCGAGTGTTCGAACAGGCAAACGAAATTGCTGAACTAAGAAGCATGGTGATTCGTGTACCAATGCCGGTAATGGTGCCAGTAGAGATACTTCATCAGCTAAATGGGAAGGGATCGAAAGAATATCCATTATGTCGCAATTGCAACGATGGAACCCGTCACGGGTGTTCATCGTGTGCTTACAGAATGAAGTAACCGGGTGCAGCCGGTTTAAGTGGAGAACTAACTATGAGCGGACAAATCCAACGTTTTCTTACTCCAGATGACCTCTATCAATTAACTGGTTATCGTCGCCCTTCCCTACAGTGTAAAGCTCTGAGGGATAGTGGGGTATTTTTTATCCCACGCAAGGACGGAAGGCCAGGAACAACATGGGATCATGTATCAAACCCTGTTGGACTTAAGTTAATAGTGAGCAATCCAGAGGAAGAAGAACCAAACTTTAAGGATATGTAATGTCTAGAGCTCGCAAAAACCCTGAGGATAACTGGATGCCTCCTCGCGTTCGACGGGGAAAATCTGCTTATGAGTTTCGTACAACAGATGGTCGTACCGTCAGGTTGTGCAATCCTGATCTAACAAAATCGCAGGTATGGGCAGCTTACGAAAACTTCATAAACGATTTAAAGGTTGGTACGAACTTCAACGCACTTTGTGAAGAATTCTTTAATTCCGGTGATTTCCACGAGTTAGCAACTGAAACACGTAAAGACTACAGAAAATACGGTTCAAAGGTAAATGTTGTCTTCGGGAAAATGAAGCCGGATAACATCAAGCCAGAGCACATCAGAAAATATATGGATAAACGAGGTGTTAAGAGCAGGGTTCAGGCAAACCGCGAGAAAGCATTTATGTCCAGGGTGTTTCGGTGGGCATACGAACGAGGAAAGGTGAAGATGAATCCTTGCCAGGGCGTAAAGCAATTTAAAGAGCAGGCTCGGACCCGTTATATTAGCGATAGGGAATATGATGCACTTTATAGCGTTGCTTCTATTCCCGTAAAAGTTGCAATGGAGTTGGCATATCTATGTTGCGCCCGCCAGGGAGACATTCTTGACCTCAAAAAGAGTCAATTATTGAGCGAAGGAATTTTAATTCAGCAGAGTAAAACCGCAGTTAGCCAGATCAAGGCCTGGACAAAACGTCTGGAGGATGCCGTTAATCTTGCTGACAGCATTCCTCTTAACAGCGGGATGGTAAGTATTTTTGTCATCCACCAGCCATCAGGTCTGCGATACACACGCGATGCTTTTAATGCGCAATGGATGAAGACTAAAAAACTTGCTGCTGAAAAATATCCAGACCTTGATTTCCAGTTCACTTTTCATGATCTAAAAGCCAAAGGAATTTCTGATCTTGAAGGTACGTTAAGTGAGAAGCAGGAAATTTCAGGTCATAAAAACGCCTCGCAAACAGCGAGATATAATCGAAGAATTTCAGTTGTTCCGGTCGTCGGGGGGCAGTAATGCCCTCTTTTTATGGCGAAGCTGAATGGCGAAACAATGGTGAACATGGAGTACAAAAACAAAAAAACCACCCGTAGGTGGTTTCACGACACTGCTTATTGCTTTGATTATTCTGTTCTTTCCCATGGTACCCGGAGTGGGACTTGAACCCACACAGCGCGAACGCCGAGGGATTTTAAATCCCTTGTGTCTACCGATTCCACCATCCGGGCTCGGGAAGAAAGTGGAGGCGCGTTCCGGAGTCGAACCGGACTAGACGGATTTGCAATCCGCTACATAACCGCTTTGTTAACGCGCCAAATTCTTCAGGCCTTTCAGCCAGACATCCGCTTGAGGCCGATGTCTTTTAAACTGGAGCGGGAAACGAGACTCGAACTCGCGACCCCGACCTTGGCAAGGTCGTGCTCTACCAACTGAGCTATTCCCGCATTCATCAAGCAATCAGTTAATCACTTGATTTTATTATCGTCTGGCAATCAGTGCCGCCGTTCGATGCGTTGCATTCTACTTACCTGGCGCGATGAGTCAACGATATTTTTCACCACTTTTGATCGTTTGCTGAAAATTGCACCGAAACGATCACTGATCAAGCAAATCTGCACGCGCAGCGCTCAAATATTGCAACATTGACCACAGAGTCAGTACCGCAGCCACAAAGAAAAGTGCAATACCGGCGTACTCAACCCAAATGTTCGGACGCCACAGCAGCCAGGCCAACGCCACCATCTGGGCCGTAGTTTTCACTTTCCCAATCCAGGAGACAGCCACGCTACTGCGTTTACCCAACTCCGCCATCCATTCGCGTAGCGCAGAAATAATAATTTCACGGGCGATCATCGTTGCCGCCGGTAAGGTCACCCACCAGCTGTGATAATGCTCGGTTACCAGCACCATGGCGATAGCCACGAGAACTTTATCTGCGACAGGGTCAAGGAAAGCACCAAACCGGGTACTCTGGTTCCAGCGGCGTGCCAGAAAACCATCGAACCAGTCAGTCACCGCCGCGACGCAGAAAATGAGCGCGGCGGCAAACGGCGACCAGGTGACAGGCAGATAAAAGACCAATACAAAGAATGGGATAAGGATGACACGGAACAGTGTAAGCAACGTAGGGATATTAAATTGCAT